CTTTCTTATTGGGTCCAATCTCTCTTGACTTATAGGGCGGTTCCAACATATTTAAGGTTCTCTGGCCCTTTAGAGCTCCAGCAACACGAAGGATTTCGATCTCTCTGGCGACAAAGATCAATAAAACGCAAGTATTTCCGTCGGAAAACGGTTGAATCTGCTCGGTTTGCCGAGAATCTCTCAGAGCGAGAAATCGCGCTCTCTAACATCAAATTTTGAAGAATCTTGAGGTTTGATAATTTTAAAGGCTTCAACTGTTAGTGTGGCAAAACTTGTCGAAGTCAGAAAATTGCGGTCTTCAGTTGTCTTTTCCTTAGGCCAAAGCTTAGTACATTTTTGGCTTCTGGAACCGGAGATTTGGGTATATGAGGAATTTTATCTAATTTTTTTGATTCGTTTCAAAGAATCATTGATATCTGTAAACTTCTTGAGGTCAACATGAAGATTTTTGGTTTCTAACTTCCTAGTTTAATACAGGGATTGATCTGGAGAATATTTTTAAAGAAATTCTTAACAGTTTTGACTACCTGGATTAACAGCTAGAGAGTAAACTAGTTGAAGCCAATAAATATTAAAATGAAGCGTTCTTTTGATGAAATCTCTGATGATGAGTGGGGAGATGCAACAGTTAAATTGGACAGAGCAATTAAACGACCTGTACATAAAAATCATATCAGCAATGGGAATGGTTTGAAAAAGGAAGTTAAAGTCCTTCCTCCCCTTGAATCTTTTGCATTTAAAACAAAAAGCAAAGGAGGCATTTCTACACCTCAAAGATCGGATCATCCTTTGGAGGATGACGATTTTCAAATAACAAAGGGCAGATCCATTGGTAGCCGGGGAAGGCGATTTGTTGTTGATGAGAGTGATGAGGAGTTTGAGCCAATAATTGAAAAAGAGAGGAATGTTCTAGCTCCTCCAAGTGATGAAAATGAATCTCTTGGAACTGGGTTGCGAAATGCAAATGTTGTTGATGCAGAGGACCTGGTTGAAATTGACCCCAACTTGGAGGAGGAACATGCAGAAGATGATGTCATAGGAAATGCACTGCAAAAATGTGATCAAATATCTGTGACTTTGCGTGAGGATCTGTATGGCAGTGGGCCATCAGCTAGCAGCATGTGCTGCGATAGATATGCAGAAGTGGATGCTACTACAGCAAGAATTGCAACTCAGGGGGACATTGATGCTGCCTGCAACTATAAAAGCTCTATGTTTCAACCAATTTTGAAGCCTTACCAGCTTGTTGGTGTTAATTTTCTGCTGTTGCTGCATCGCAAAGGGATTGGAGGAGCTATTTTGGCTGATGAGATGGGACTCGGTAAGACTGTACAGGCTATCATATTTTTATCTCTGCTTAAACATTTGGACAAAGATCCAGGCCCCCATTTGGTTGTTTGTCCAGCTTCTGTTTTAGAGAATTGGGAAAGAGAATTTAAAAAATGGTGCCCTTCATTCACCGTCATTCAATTTCATGGGTCTGGACGGGCAGTCTTATCCAAAAGACTAAATTCTCTTGCAAAGTCTGGTGCACCACCTCCTTTCAATGTGGTGCTGGTATGCTATTCGCTTTTTGAAAGACACAGTGCACAACAGAAAGATGATCGTAAAGTGTTGAAGAAGTGGAGTTGGAGCTGTGTTATAATGGATGAAGCACATGTTCTAAAAGATCGGAGCAGTTACAGAAGGAAAAACTTAATGGCTGTTGCACAGAATGCAAAGCAACGGCTAATGCTTACAGGAACTCCGCTGCAAAATGATCTTGAGGAGCTGTGGTCGCTTTTGGAGTTCATGATGCCAAATATTTTTGAAACTGGAGATGTGGATTTGAAGAAGGTTCTGAGTGCTTCGGCAGAAGATACAGACTTAATTGCTCGTATCAAATCAATTCTGGGGCCATTTATTCTAAGGCGCTTAAAATCAGATGTTATGCAGCAGCTAGTACAAAAGACTCAAAAGGTAGAGTCTCTGACAATGGTGCCAGAGCAGGCTGCTGCATATAAAGAAGCTATCGAGGAGTACCGTGCAGCTTCTTTAGCACGCTTGGCAAAAAGCACAGGGTCTGCAGTAGAGAATGTTGCTGATTTTCTTCCTCGGCGCCAGATTTCTAACTACTTCACACAGTTTCGAAAGATTGCCAATCATCCTTTGCTAGTTAGGCGTATCTACACTGAAACCGATGTACACAATTTGGCTAGAATTTTGCATGCAAGGGGTGCTTTTGGTGATCAATGCACCCTGGATAGAGTCAGAGAAGAGATTCTGGGTTACAATGATTTTTCATTGCACCAGTTATCTCTTTCCTATGGCGGTGTTGGATGTCGAGGAACACTTGATGACAGACATGCTTTATGTTCTGCAAAATGTCAGGCACTGTCAAAACTCCTACCTGTATTGCACCGTGAGGGTCATCGTGCTTTGATTTTCAGTCAGTGGACAGCAATGCTTGATATTCTTGAATGGGCATTGGACACAATTGGCATGAGTTACAGACGATTAGATGGCAGCACTCAAGTCTCAGAGCGGCAAACCATTGTTGACACTTTCAACAATGATCCTACAATTTTTGCATGTCTACTTTCAACCAGGGCAGGAGGCCAAGGTTTAAACCTTACTGGGGCAGATACAGTGATTATTCATGATATGGACTTTAATCCCCAAATGGATCGGCAGGCTGAAGATCGCTGTCATCGTATAGGCCAGACAAAACCTGTGACTGTGTATCGGCTTGTGACTAAGGGAACAGTAGATGAAAATATTTTTGAAATAGCAAAGCGTAAATTAGTGTTAGATGCAGCGGTTCTTGAATCTGGAGCGGAAGAAGTCAATGATAATGATAGTGACGCACGGACAATGGGAGACATATTGGCTGCTATCCTTGCCTCCACTCCAAGCTGAACAGTTGGTAGAAATTTGAATTCTGATTGAGTAGAAGTTACTTGTGTACACAGGATGCAATGGATTTTAAAAGATTGCCGAGTGTAAACTCGCTATAGATGAAATATTGAAGATGTTGATGTTCAGGATTGACCCCCCTTATATTTCATCCAGTTGAGATTCAAAATAATGCAAGCCAGGAAATTGTGTACCCACACAAAAATAGCTGCTATTATCAATGGCAATGACTTTCAGACACTGTACTCTGCTTCTGAGATCCTCTAACTGCTCTTGGAAGCATTACATAATACCACTAAATGTGGTTTGTATTTCTATGAGAATGATATGATTGCTGGTACCAAGGTCTGCTTGCAAAAAAATGCAGTTTCAGTGAAAATGAACTGCACCTTACAAATGGCAACATAAATTGTCTACTATTGGGCTGGGATGATTTTTAGCAGACCTACCTCTAACCTCTGGGAATCTTAAAAGTCTGGAGGCATGGTTGCTTGTAGGTCTGTTGAATTTGTGTTTGTAGTGGAAACAGACGCTAGATGCCTCTGAAAATCTGAAATTCCTGATAGTGCAGCTATCGCATCATGTTACATGCTAACATTTAATTCTACGCATTATATAGTGGATTCCAAGATATCTGATCAATATACGATTTGAAAATAAA